TTTTGTTGGAATGATGTCACTAGAAACATTTGATATTGTAACTCTATTGTTTTCGTGATGCATACCATGGTTCTTGTGATTAACCACAATATGTACACCATCGTTTACACCAACTGTTCTGATTGTAGATGGAATAACGTTTCCACCTGCTCCACTGTTTAAGGTAGTTGTAACTCCTGCGCTGTTTGTGAACTTAAGTGTATTTCCTACACCAGTCAGGAAGTCGCCTTGAACATTATCAAATACCAGTTCATTTGTGCTTGCAATAGAGACAATCGAGAATCTAGCATTTCTTCCTGCAGTGGTATTTCCAAGAGTTGTTATTCCAAGAACGTCTCCTGCAAGATATCCAGTTCCAGAAGTATTAACTGTAGCAGCAACAGCAACACCATTAGAGATGGTAATATCTGCGGTTAGATTCTGTCCAGATCCAGTGATGTTTGTGAGAGCAACACCAGTGTAAGTCAAACTTCCAGATGATGGAGTATATCCAACACCAGCATTGCTGATTGTCAGATTTCCAGTTGCTAATCCTGCATTTCCAACATAATTTCCAGTTGCGTTTGATCCTTCTTGAGAGAAAGTATTTCCAAGAACCAGGGTATCTTGAAGTGTTGATCCAAGACCAACTCTAATTTTCTTGGAATTCAATACGATTGGATTTTGCTGGAGAACAGGAATCTGACCATTACCCTCACCCAGAATTGGGTTGTAAATTTCAACAGTTCCATTTGTTGCAAATTCAGCACGACGTAAAGTGAACTTTAAGTCTTCCCACTGACTTGCATCCCATGTAGAAGCATTTTGAGACTTAAACAGTGATCCAAGGTACGGTTGGTTTGAGATAAACTCATCTGTTAATAGATCAGTTTCACCAACTCTAGAGATGAACACTCTATACTTGGTTGACCAAGATGCCAGACAAATTGCATACTCTCCACCACCTTCAAGATATACAGGAGCTTTAAACGTAAATGTCGTTGCAACAGTTCCATCCGCAGAAACATTAATTTGATCGGGATCCTTAATGATTTCAGAGAATGGTAAAATCTTTTGAGTAGGAACACCATTCTGCATGGTGCGAATTTGGAACGTCATGGGGATATCCATGTCGTCCTTCGTCTGGAAGAATACATCACAACTAGTAATGAATACTCCAGTTTCGTCTAAAACTTGGAACGATTGTGCAAGAGGATCATACCACTCAACAACTGTTGTATTTGTAGTTACTGAAGATATTGTATTGGAAGATCTTCTAGAGTTGATCAATTCTCTTGCCGCTCTACTTTCAGATTCTTGTCTGATTTGAATTTCAGCATTTCTTGTGGAAATGATATTTTCCTGAACTGTCTCAAGAGTACCAGCAGCGGAATATTTTTGCTCACCTATTGTTGATGCAGCATTTTGATCATTATCCGATTTGTCAATAAGTGTAAATGTTTTAGTTCCAGTTTCAAACTTTGGATTTCCTCCAATATTTGGATTTGGAATATAGAAACTACCAATTAAGGTAGAACTTAAATCGGAAACAAGTCTGAAGTCGGATATAGTCGCCTGGGCACCACTTGTTTGCCCAACAAGAATCATGTCTTTAGCGACATATCCATAGTAATCTCCTTGAGCTTGTAATGACAGTCCATAAGTATCAATATTCAAAACAGTTGATGTTGATGAATACGTTTCTGGTAAAACATTTCCTTGTCCAGGAACTTGAACCTGTCCAGGAGTTCCTAAGAAAGTTTCAATTGCAGATGGAGAAACTTGAGATAAGTAAGGATTATTTGTAAAAACTCTAGTTGGAGCATTAAAAGGTCCTTCTTTATGATTTGCTTGTGCAACTCTGAATTTAATTTCAGGCGATGCTATATCTGGATTACCTAATCCAGTGGTTCTCATTTTACCTACAACAGTTTCACCAACTTGGAATACTCCAGAAACCATTGCAATTTCCAAAAGTTTTGGAACACAGTACTTGGTAACGTCTCTTCCATCAAAGAAAGCATAAACTCTTGTGAGTGGTTTTACCTTGTTAGCAACAAACTGTACGTTTCTGGAACGCATGATGTTGATAACATCTCTACTCACTACTCTATCACCAACGGATGTCCTATCAAACCTTTCGGTTATAATAGTTCTCGATCCAGTTCTATTATCCGTTCCTGTTCTAAACGTATCAGTTTGGAAATCTTCTAAAATACTAGTTGTGCGAGATTCTGTCCAAGATCTTACTCGGCTCCGACCACCAGGTCCTTGTTGGTGTCTTGTACCACCATTAACCGTTGTTTGTCCACCTCCACCAGCTCTAGTTACAGATCTTGTTCCAAGAGATGTTGTAGTAGATTCTCTTCCAGTCCAAGTAGTTTCCCAAGAATTCCAAACAATGGGGAAGAATCCATTTTGTCTATCTGGTTCACCAAATTGTCTTGTGGCTTTTGCCATCTCCTCTGCATAATTTCCTTCAGTTTCAATAATCTTAGCTTCAATTCTGGCAGTATCAACCCAAGTATCTGATGCAGGAGTTAATGCAACTGTAGATTGCCAGAAACTGACCAGGAAAGGAGTGATGCTCTCTGTTCTTGTAGCAAAGTTTTGCTTCAACCACTCAACTTCAGTGTAGTCTAATGTAATAAGATCACTTGAACGTCTTATATTTGTTCCTTCGGGTTCAGTGAATCCCAGATCAGTTGCAGTTGTAACTCCTTCTACAGGTCCAACTGTTAAATCAATGGAGTTGGTATAGTGTCTTGGACGTAACTCTCTGTTTTGTAGGTCAATAGAGTTTTTGATAACTTCATTTGTTTCTTGTGGTAAGAGAGTTGTGAAGTCATCAACAAAGAATCCTGACTTGAATCTGTTCAATCCTTCAGAGTCGGAAATAAACAGTGATTCAGTATTTGTTTCAAGAAGTGACAAAGTTGTATAGTATTCCAAACTCTTGATTCTATCCTCAAGAAGTTTGATATCAGACATCCTGTATCTCTTGTGATCTAGGAAAGATAAAGAAGCATTTTGAGTGTTAAACAAATATGGAGGAAGTTTTATTGTTCCAATTTCCAATGCATCATCAATTACAACAGGTTTCTCAAAGTTTTCTGATGGGGTTCCTTGTTGAACTTGGAATCTTCCATCCTTTGTCAAGAAAATTCTATCAAGTCTTCCGAGATAGAATGAAAAATCTACATTGATTGATTCATCAGAAACTAATGTGTTTGCTGCAGAATTTCCACTACCATCAAAAGATCTACCCAAGAACTCTAGTGGAGATCTTGATCCGGCAGATGCAGTATAGTTGGAAACTCTTGGTCTTATGTCAATTAAATCGGTGTTTCTTTCACCGTTGACATATTGAATATCAAAGTCATAATCAAAAGAGTCATAAGAATTTTTAGTCGTTATATCGCCGTCATCTGTTGCTTCATAGTAAGCATTTGTATAATATATCTTGAGTTGCTTCGTTGGTGCTTTTTCGCCAGGATTTCTTACCAAGAATGAATGTCCATAGATCGAAGCCTTTTGTCCGTTATTGAACTTGTATTTTTTAGATATTGGTTTACTTGGAGTATCTAAAGTGGTTAATACACAAGTTACCTTCGACTCCGCAAAAGTTAATGTTTCCCCTTCAACAAAATTAATGTCATTTCTTGGTGTATATGTAATTTGAGTGTCTGACAGTCTTTCTGCATAGACAGCTCTTGCTCCAGAGGTTTCTCCAACAATAAATTCACCAATTACCAGGTCTGTAGTTTTACCTGTAGGACCATCTAATGAAGTGACAGTTGCTTTGGGTGCTGAAGGTGCTGAAGTATCAACCGATTCATAAATTCCAAGGACTCTAATTACGTCTGGAGTATTAAGTGAAATTTTCTCATCTTCAACTCTTGTTCCGAACGGGAAGTTTCCATAGGTGAGACCATTGTTTAGTGTTGTTGATCCAATTCCAGATCCTTCAAGATTGGTGTTACTGATAACTAAAGTGTTTACTCTATTTCTTTTCTTTACTTTTGCTTTTATTTTTGTTTTTCTTAAAGATGCTGTAAGCGTTGCTCCAGTGTCATCGCTACCCAAATTGTTGATTTGGAGATTTTTTGCGCCATCAGTAAAAGTAAATCTATCAGAAGTTAATTCTTCTGTAGTTCCGTCAGATCTAATTAAAGAATATCTTTCTTCATCAAATGCCAGGAAAGTTTCGTTTGTTCCTGCACTGACTGGACTTGTTAATTGATTCCCCGATATGTTGACCGTAAAAGTTTTTCTGATTGAAATTTGAGCACTAGTTAAATCAACATTAGAAATTAACTGTTTTGGCATTCTAGTGTAAAGAGCACCAGAATCTAGATCAGAAGTTGATACAGATAATTTCGTGCCAACTATTTTTAAATCGGTAACAGATAGAGTTGAAGAAGTTGGTAATGCACCATCTAAAACACCACTAACTGTCTGAACACCTACAACAGTAACAGAAGTTGATCCAATACTTGTTACTCTTACTGCAATTGGATCTGTAAACGTAGCACTGCTATCAGAATACTGAAGAACACTATTTACCTTTACATTAGTTAAAAGTGAAGATCCCGATGCCGCAACAATAGTGCTAACCCCAGCATTATTTGGAGTAATTGTGGCAATACCAACATTGATCAGAGTTTCTAAAATTGTATCTGCCGAGAAAGTAGACGCAGAACCAACATTTCCTAAATCTGGTCCACCATAAACAGATTTTACGTCGGTAATTCCTGACGAGGTTATTGCAATTGCAACTCTGTTGTTCTCAATTCCATTGAAAATAAATGGTTCGTTATTTACAAATTCGCCACTCTTTTCATAAACGGTAATTGAAGTTCCAGCAGAAACTGCATGTCTTAAGAAAGCAGTTGCTCCACTATATTTTCCTTTAATTTGGGTTGGAATTGATAATGTTACTGGTTCGTTTAGAGTGATGTGAGAGAATGTCTGAACGTCATATAACTGCAGATCCCATTGATTTGTATCCGCATTTGTTGCACTGTATGATCCACTTTCCAGAGCAAAATCATATACTCTTGCTAAACCAATTTCTTTTCCTGGAGCAGTCAAAGAACTTGCACCAACTCTTTGATCTCTCAAACTTACAATATATGTGTTACCTATTCCTGTCGTTGGTGCGCCAAAAATATTGTTTACTTTCAGTGTTGAACCAGTATTATATACAATTCCTTGATTCTCTAAAGTTTTTGTAGTTCTTGGTTTTGGTACATCCAAGTATGTTGTATTAATTGTTTCAACTTCGTATCCTTTTACGAATGCTTTTCCTGGTGATATTTCATAGAGTGCAAGATCGTCTGATGCTAAAGATCCACCAGATGTAAACTGACCTTCCTCATAAACACCATTATTTGCAATGCCATCATTTAAAGAATCTCTTACTGAAACATTAAATGGATTGACTGTGTAGTCTCCAGACTCTGCGTATGTTCTACGTGCAAGTTCATCAGCAATGATACTGTATTGGGTATTTTTGACCTGTGATTCTAAAACTCCATCTCTTATTGTAGCGAGTTCAATGAAGTTTGAATCATTATAATCATCAAGATCTTTAATCGTAAGAGAACAAGATATTTTAAGTCTATCAGCTCCTGGAGCTGCATAGTTATTGAATCCTTTTGAGTTGTCTGTTAAAGTCTGATCTTCATCAGCATTAACAATTTCCTCTAAAACATTTAAACCAATTCTTCCACTAGGTGAATTTGAATATTGAGACAAAACAATAGTTTCATCATCAACGTTTACAAAATTTCCTCTTACGAAATAGACACCATTTGTGATAGAAAATGCGGAACCAGTTGAGGATGCATTTGCCTGAATAGTAGAAGCAAATGATTCGCCAGTTGGTATAAATGGGTTGTTTAATGGACCAGATACGATATCAATATCTGCAGAAAGAAGTTCTCCATCCAGAAAAGTGGAAGTTTCTGAATTCTGAACATTGGATGATAAGTAGGAAATGTATAGTGTTAGATTTCCTCTTTCAGAATCTTCAGATCTTAAGACTTTATCAATTATTGCTGTTACGCCAGAAGTTAAACCAATTATTTTTCTCTTTAACAGTTGATCTATGTAATAGTCAACAGGAACACCCAAATGAGTATTATTTAACTCAATGGCATTATAATTTCTTGTATATGCAGTATTTCCTGGAATGACTTTAGCACCTTCTTTGAAAAAGTGCTGACCAAATCTTTCAATTTGATTTTGAAGTATAGACTGCAGTCCAGTCAGTTCTCTTGCTTGAACTGGATATCCAGGTTTGAAAAGAACCTTATGGTAGTTGTCATTTGGATCAAAATCATCAAAATATGGTGAGACATTGAGATTGGTTTGTTGAGCCATAATTGATTAAAACTGCAATATGATTTTAATGTCTTCCTTTTGATTTGAAGATCTGGTTATGGATGGTCTATTATCAACGTAAATTATATTACCACTGAAAGGTTGAACCTCTGGATTAGACACTCCACTAGCAAAAGTTTGACCAAGATAATATGTCCTATTATTTATGGAGGTTGAGAGACCCGTGAAGGATGTGTCAATACCCAAATTAACACTACCACCAGTGATTGTAAAACTTCCTCCACTTGTTGGCGAAGCAGTAAATCTGTTCAAAGTGTATCCAAAAGTAGGATTAGTTTGAGCAGTTCCAACAGTACTAAATCCAGCAAAAGTTCTTTCTTGCCAGAGTTTTAGAACCCCTGTAGTTTGGTCATAACTAACAACTTTACCCATTGCAGTTTGACCAGTTCCAATTACTTGTTGTACCACAGAATCTGCAGTAAAAGTAGCAGAACTATAACCAGTTCCAGTCAACTTAAGAGCATATACTCCACTTGCTTTATCTAAAGACAAAAGTTGAGAACTTCCATATGCAAGAGGATTTTCTACAATTCCAATTCTAGCAATTTCATTTCCAGTTATAAAATCTGGATTTTCTGTATCATTTTCTATTCTGGAATATAAAAGTACATTTGTTGCACCCAATTCCCTGTAGATGTCTTTTCCATGACCACCTTTTGGTGGAATAATAACATCTAACGTTGGATAAGTTGTTGGTGCAGGAATTCCGCCAGCAGTTAAATCAACATTTGCAAAAGTATATCCAGATCCTTGATTAGAAATTACAACACTGCCAACTTTTGAATCATTGTTAATCGTTACTGTACATTCTGCTCCAGAACCATCACCCTTAATTGGGACTTTTGTATAAGTTCTGTTTGCAGTACCTACGCCAACTCCCCTATTTTTAATAACTACTACTTTAAGTCCACCATCAACTGCGTTATCTCTAACTGCAGCATTTTCGGTGCTAGTTGACCAGTTTGATGGAACTGGCATGTACTCTGTGCTGTCAAATTTAACAATATCAGATGGTTTAATAGTATAAAGATACTTCCAAACATAACCATCACCACTTGTTCCAGCAGTTCTTGGTTCTAAATCAGTAAATGTTGGTTCATCCAAAGATGGTTTTCCATTTACATTTTCTGGATCAGTTCCATTTTGAAGACAAATATAAACTCTATAATCACTATTGACTACAAAATAATTTGCAGAGTACAAAGAAGTTCCACTAGCATTTTTTGGAGTGTTGGTTATGCTGTAATCATGTCTGTAATAATCATATGTTGTACCAGAACTCCAAACATTCTTTTTTACAACCCGCTTGGCATCATCAGACGTTATCTTCTTAAGTGCTATTACAGTTTCCCAAGTTTTGTTCTCATCATTAAAATTATCAGTGGGAGCAGGAGGTGTGGTGTCCCAATCACTATCAATTGCTGTCGGGTTTGGTAGTCCAACAAAACTGTAATATGAATTTGCAGTGGTGTTAAATCCAGCTACAAAATTCTTCGCATTTAATATTCTGATCTGATCAGTTATAATAGCAGACATTTTTGTGATTTTTTATTTATTTATTAGGAATAACCCTGGGACTTTAATGATTTGGTTCTTATGACGTAAGGACCTGTTTGAATTCCAACAACTCCATTTGTAGTAATTGCAGAGTATGTGCTCGTACCAACTCTTTCGCTGGTAATAATTTTACCCCAACTATATCTGCCATAGAAACTACTGATTGCTAATCCAGCAGCACTAAATCCATTGTAGTCAGAAACGCTAACAGTAACTCTAGCAACGGTAGTTGATGCAAATCCAACAGCAGATGTGCTAGCAGTGGAAACTGCTGCGACTCTATAGATGTTGTCAAGACAAGTTGTACCAATTCCAATTACGTTCAGATCCTCATCAAGAGAAGTTACACCACTACCAACATTAGAATCATATACGATGAAGAAATCTCCTGTAGATAATCCACTGATTGTTGTTTGCGGAGTAATGTCAGTGTTATTTCTCAATGTTGATGTTGCTTCAATCACCAAATCAAATACAATTGCAGTAGAAGCAACTCCAACTGAAGTAGTGCTGATTCCAGTAATAACTCCATAATCTCCACTATAGGATACGATTGTGTTATCTTCTTCTTTTACTGTTGCTGGAGGACCAATCAAAACTAACGGTGGGTTTGTTGTAGTGTATCCAGTTCCAGGAGAAGTTATCGTAACACTAGAAACAGTTGCTCCTGCAGAAATTGAAGCAGTCGCAGTTGCTCTTTGTGAAGTTCCAACACCAACAGGATTTTCTATGGTTACTTGTGGTGCGGTAGCATACCCAATACCACCCGAAGAAATTACAACAGATGATATTGTTCCTGCGATAGAAACAATAGCAGTTGCAGCAGCAGAAACTTTTTCGCTGTTATCAACGATCATAATTTCTTTTTGGAACTCAACTGACACGCTATTCTCATTAAGAGGATTAAAGAATGGTCTAACATTATCAACATAAATTTCAGTTGATCCCACACCAACAGACCTTATCAAATAAGTTGTTGGGAAAATATCTGCTTCATACAAATCACGTGCTTTGCTGACAACTTTACCATTAATAAGTCTATCTTCAGATTGTCTGCACCATTTTACTGGTCTTAATAATGAAGTATTAGCACTTAAACCGGGACCAAAGTAAGTATTTGTGTTTACGGTTCCAGAAGAAACAATTTCGGAAACAGTCCTTGTATTTTGATCCAATAAAGAACTATCACTCTCAATTGTCAAGTCATCACCAACTTTTACAGTCTCTGTTACATCAACATCAGTAACATCAACACCACCAGTTCCTTTGTAGAACAAGAACTTCAGAGTATCCCCTGCTTTTGGTGCTTCTGTGAAATTAATGTTACTTCCACCAGAAAACTCATAGGATTCTCCAGGAACTTGTAAAATATCGTTAATGAATATCAACAAGGTATCTTGAATTGATATATTCGATCCAGGTTTTGAAACAATCGAGAGAGATTCTCCATTCTCTGAAATTGGGAAGGTTTTTCTGATTCCATTGAAAAGATTAGAGAAATCATCAAGAACTGCAATTGACCCAACAGACCATGCAGTAAATTGATCTGCATCAACTCTATCAATTGTAAGTTTGAACTCTTCAAAAGTTTTTGTTGGATCTGTTGGAATTCCAACTGTTCCGCCAACTCCAATTGTCAATATCTGACCAACTCCATATCCATATCCAGTGTTTGAGACACTGAACTCTATTACACTAGATCCTTGCCCAACAACAACATCTACTTTTGCTTGAGTTCCTCCAACTCCTGGAGAACTTGCGCTATAATGTAAAGGAAGATTTGTATAGGATAGTGGAGCATCAAAGAAGACATAAGGTGGATTTGAACTAGTGTACCCCGCACCTGGATTTGTGATTGCAACACTGACAACATGACCACCACTTATAGCAGCGGTTCCAATAAATTCAATATTTGGAACTCCTGTGGAAGAAGTTCCTACTCCAACATTAACTGTTGTTTGAATACCACTTCTATATCCAGAACCACTATTTCCAATAGAGATAGAAGAAACTGTTCCTGCTGCGGAGATTACTGCCGTTCCTCCAGCAGCAACAAGTGGTTGTAAACCAAATCCAGAACTTGATCCGACAGAAACGATGACCCCTCCAGTAGGAATATTTGCATTATTGACATCATATGAAACAGAACTTGCAGTTCCTGTAAATCTTACTGAAGTAATTCCAGATTGCTCTATCAAGGTATAGTTGTAATTTGCACCAGGACCTTGTAAAATTCCATTAATTAGCAACAATGGGAAGTTGGTGCTAATTCCAGTAACATCTTGACCATCTGATGTTAATGGGAATTGTTTTGTTTGTCCATTAAATCTTTCAGTAATATCATCATACAGATAATTTTTAGTGTAGGTTTCACTGGAAGTTCCAACTATTCCATTTCTCATGAATGATCTTCCATTGAAAGAAGATGAAGAAGTTATACCAGTCCAATCTCTGAA